TTTCTAAATCTTATATTCTTTTTTTGCGCCCATTTACTTAAAGGTTCAACAGGTGGCATTTTGTTTTTAAAACTAAATTTACTATTCGGTGCTTTTTGTTTTCCGTTTTTTACTAAACTTGGGTTTGCACCTTTAACTCCTTTGTCTTGAAATTGTCCGTATTGGTTCATTTCAAAGTCCATACTAAACGAATTCGGCATTGCCTTAACATTTCCTTTTAAACTTTCGTAAAGTCCTTTAGAAACGTTTTTTTTATCGCGTGTTAAATTTTTTCGTGCTTCTGCAATAACGTAATTTCTAAACCTTTCAAGTTCTTTTTGTACTTCGCTTTGTTTCATCTTAACAAATTGTCATTTCGTTCGGTGTTACTATGTCAAAAGTCATTGTCCAACCTGCCATATAGTTTTCAAAACGTTCTGTAAACGGTTCTAAACTTGCCGTGCCTTCAACCATAAATAAATCGTATGCTAAACTTCCGTGTTTTATTATTTCGTACGCCCTGTTTAATACTGCGTGTTGTGTATTCAAAACATCTATTTCGTTGTCGTTACCTAAAAAAATATTTGTTGTTGCGTTCTTGGATAAGTCTACAATATCCATTGCTATTAAACTAATATTCCAAGTTGTTGTGTTTGAATCCAACGTGCAGTTATTAACCATAATATGCAACAAAGGAAATATAGTTTGTTTGCTTAAATCAACTTTAAATATGTCTCCTTGTGTTACCGTATTTACAATAACGTCTGCGTCAAAGTGTGTTTTAAGTTTGTCTAATAAGTTGTAATATCCTGTCATTTTCGTAGTTTATTTAATTGGCGTTGTTCAATTTCTTGCTTTTGTTTTTCGAAGGTAAGATAGGTAAGACATTGAGTAAGTCGATAGCTGGTGACTGTGTTAAATCTTGTAACGTCTCCCTGAGCGAGTGCATAAATTGACTGGTACCAACCCCATTGTTTTCCAAATTGAGCTTGTTCGCTAAACTCGTTTGCGTCTTCTTGTTCGTCTTTATCTGCCGTTCCAAATAAGTAAGCGTAGCTGTCAATAATTCGCTTCCTAAATTCCAAAAAAAAATACTTGAACTAATCGCTATGTCAACAGGCGTGAACTTCATTAACTCGTGCATTTCGTCCATTGGTGTATAGTCAACTATCTCATACTTGTCTTTAAACTTCATTTTAATAGGCCTGTACATTACAGCCATTGCCTTATGGTAGTCTTCCCACTTTAGTAAATTGTTTTCAAGGTCTACGTATTCGCCAAAACTTATGTCTTCAAGATTAGTTATAAATCCAAATTCTTGTGTTCCTATTTTAAACGTTGGTTGAAATTTTGGCTTTTGTTCAAACAACTTTGTGAAGTGTGTTATTAATTCGTTTAAACTTGTAAGCTTCATTTTTACAATATCCTTTAGTTCTATTCCGCAGAATATTTGTACCATTTTTTGCGCTATAAATTCTTCGTCGTTGCTTCCCTGTTGAACCTTTAAAAATTCTTGGTAGCTTTTTAATGGTATTTCGTTTAAAGTTGTTGGTACGTTTATTTCTAACTTCATATATCTATAATTAATTATTTGCTGTTTTGTTGTGTTCGTTATTTTGTATGTAATCGTATGCTTGTTTTAACATATTAATATCTCGGATGTCACGTAAATAAATACGAACCTTTACACCTTTTTTTTGGTATATGTAAATTTGTACCGCTTGCATCATTATTTCTAAATCATTCATCGTATAAAATATTGTCCGTGTGTATTGTTTAATCCTAACGTTTCCATTTCGTGGTATCTAACAGCGTCTATTGCGTGGTCGTTTTTGCCCTGCGGTTTGTTTAATGTTTTTCCAGACTTGTCAGCATCCCAACAATAAGCCCTTAATTCTTTAATTAGGTTTGTGCTTTGTGAAGTAACTAAATAATTTTGTGACTGCATTATTTGAATACCGTAGTTTACACTATCTGCGCCCTTTGTTACTCCTTTAATTTGTTGTCCTGTTCTTCGTATTTCTTCAATGCTTTTTGGTTCGCTACTATCCGCATATGCTATAACGTGTTTTTGTAGTTTCTTTGCTATATCGTTATTCAATAAACTTGTTTGGTAACATATTTCGTTAAGTATTCTTTGCCCGTTGTAATTGTAAACTTCAACTATGCTTGTCGGGTCGTTTGAATACCCGAAGTCTAAACCGTAACCAAGTAACCGTGCTTCAGGCGGTATCGTGTCAATTAGTTTATAGTTTGAAAATATAACTCCTTCTAACATTCCAACAAGTCCTTCGCCATATACCCGCCACCAATTAGCCCAATAACTGCTTGTCGTGGCTTTTAAGCGGTTCTTTTCTATTTCTGTTACTATTCGTTCATCTAACGCTTCGTTGTCCTTGTACGTTAAAATTAAAAAGTCTGTGTCGGGTTCGTCTTTTAGTTCCGTGTGTACCCAAAATTCATTCGCTGGGTTAAAGTCAAGGTATATTCGTTTTTTTGTACGTATTGCAAGTTCGTTGTATGCTTCAAATGTTACGTTGTTACATTCGTTTATGTAAAGAATATCACGTCTTGCACCCCTTAATTTTGAACTATCGTCTGCACTAAAAAATTCAATGTAAGAACCGTTTGAAAATTCGTAACGTAATAAAGATTTGTTAAACTTGTCTTCAAAGAACCTGTTACTCCAACGCATTATTTTAACAAAGTCTTTTAGTGCGCCCCTTCGTAAGTGTGGAATACTTTCAGCTACAATACTTATTTCCGTGTTTTTGTGCTTTGTCGCAATATCTATTAACAACGGAATAACACCAAAAGTTTTACCCGCTGAAGTACCGCCTTGAATTATTTTTATTCGCTTGTCTAACTTTGCAATTTTACTAATTGCAGTCGTCCGTATTAACATCAGGAAATAAAGGTTGTTCTATATTTGTTTGTTCTATTTGTTGAACAGGCGCACCGTAGCCACTATCCATTAGTGCTTTGTATGCTGAAACGTCACCGTCACGCATTTTTTTAACCATTGCTAAAGTTCCTAAGTCTTCTTGACTTAAAGTTTCTTCAACGCCTGTTATTGGGTTCTTTGCCTTTTGTGTAGTTTCTAGCCAAAGGCGTGCTATTGTGCTTCGGTTTCTACTTCCTTTTGGACGTCCAGCAGGGTTTCCGCTTTCGCCTTTATTAAATTCGTGTTTTGTTATGTTTTCTTTGTTTGGCATATCGCTGTAATTTCGCTGTTTATTTTAAACTCCTTTGATAGGTACATTAACTTTTTTTGCGTTTAATAAATCAGTCATTTTTTGTGGTGGTATTTTATACTGAATTATTTTTTTTCCCCACTTTAACATAATTTGTTTACAATATTGTATTTCTTTTTCTTTACTTCTATAACTAACTATTCCGCCTTTATTGTCTCCGTGTTCACATAAATAATGGAACTTATTTAACCTTAATACTTTTTTATATTTTTGAAGTTGTTGTAACGCCATATCGTAATCGTCTTTTGTGCCTACTCTACTATCAAATTTTAATTCGTGCTTTAAATGCGCTTGAAAAGGACCTAAAATAATATTTGTTAAATTAAATGGCAAAAATTCTTTAAATATTCTATTGTCTTCATTTTGTCCTAATCCCCACATTTTACAATTAAAATCTTCGCATAACTTAAAATTATGTTTAAAAAAATTAATTAATTCGTGTTTGTCTAATTCTTTATTTTTATGTTCTCCGTCATTTTCGCCTTTTCTATTTTCATAATAATTTATGCTTTTAACATCATCATCAATCATTATTAAAGGAAATTCTATATTGTTTAAAATCCAATTGCGTTTTTTTACTATGTCTCCGTCTTCGCTATCAGGCAAAGTAATAACTCTGTCTTTTCCAACTGCTTCAATATATTCTTTTTCTTGACTTTTAGGAACACAATATTTAGCCATAAAAAAATAATCTTTACCTTTTAAATCGTGGCTTCTTTTGTAACTTGGTATTATTATATTCATATAAAATTTTTCCCGTTTATTACTCTACCAATTCCAATTTTTTGAGTTCCTTCTGCGCTTGTTTTACTTTTTACTTGTTTTAAACCATAAATTTCTTGTGCTACTTCCCAATCCATTGCATTGTCAAAATATAAAACAATATAATTATGCTCTAAAAATAATTCTTCGCTAAATTCTATTTCTCCAATATCAGGTATGTCTTTTGTTTCTTTTATTTCTTCAATGTCTAATGGTAAACTTAATCCCCAATCCGTTAATTTATCCGTGTCCCATTCATTCGCTAAAATATCCCAATCCCATTCTCCAAAACCTACGTTGTCTTTAACTATAAATTCGTCTTTTTGTAGTTCGGTTAAATCTTTTGCCTGTACAATATAAACTTCTTTTAACCCTGCTTCAATACAAGCTTTGTGTCGCATATTTCCACCTAAAATAATATTGTTTTCATCTACTACAATTGGACGTAGTTCTAACATTTGCGGAAACTCCTTTATTGAATTGACTAACTTTTTAAACTTGTCGTCTTTAATTAAACGTGGGTTCTTTGGGTTCGTCTTTATGCTGTTAATCTTTACTTTGTCTACTTTCATATTAATTGACCTATGTTGCCTAATTCGTTTACTACATCTTTATTATTGTCGTAGTGTTTTGATATTTCAAGTTCTTTAATCTTTTCTATTTTTGCTTTGTTGCTTCCTGTTGCGTAAACTCTATTTGAAGGAATATTAAGTTCGTTTGCTCTTGGTAACATTTCATCTTTGTTATCTCTTGCTGAAATAATATAAATCGTGTTTCCATCGCTTAACTTCTTTGCTAAATCAAAACCTTTTTTTGTTGATAGTGTTCCGTCATAGTCAAAACTTATTTTCTCCTTTGCTAATTTTGTATTATAAGCATCTTGACATATTGCAGAACGTTGATTAATATCGTACTCGTTTATCATAACGTGGTCTAACATACATCGTTTAACAAAGTCGCTTTTTGTTTCGTCTTTACTTGGTTTCGGTATTGGCATTTTCTTCTGTTTGTTCTGGACTGTACTCGTTGTAAATTACCCTTAACTTACTTACTAAATCTCTTAAACAACTTGAACAGGTGCTGAAGGTTAATTTTTGGTTTAATACTCTGTTGTTAATTGCAATTAGACTTGTTTGTTCATCGCTTGTTAAGGTGTTTGTGTTTTGCTTAAAATAAGCGTCTAACGTGTTAAACTCGTCTTCTGTTAAACACAACGGTTTTGCATACGGAAATAGTTTATTCAACTTTTCTTTACGTTCATCGCATCCGCAGTCTTCACCTGCAACAAATTTTACAAGTTTATCAATTCCTGTTGCTTCTGTAATTTTTGCGATTGTATCGCCTAATCCTTTACTTTTCATTTTTTCTTTTTTATTAGTTCATAATCTTGGTTTATAAAATCTTGGTAGTCTTCTCCTAGGTTATTTTTAATTCGTTTTTTGCAAGTTTTAACCGTGTTAAATATACTTGTTACACTTATGTTTGTTTCTGCACTTATTTGTCTTAAACTTTTATTCGTGTTTTTGTATAACTCAAATAATTGTTTGTCGTACCAATGCCAACTATCGCACTCTAAATCTACGTTATTCAGCAAGTCGTTGTAAGCTTCGTTTTCTTCTGTGTTGTTTTCTTCTGCTAAATTATAAACGTCGTCTAAAGGTATAAATTTAATTTTGTTGTTTTTGTTCACGTGCTGAAGGAAAGTATTTTTTAAAGCCAACCACATATAACCTTTACTTATGTTTCCGTCTTTGAATAGTTTTTCTTCGCTACTCCACTTCATTAACATAATATAAGTTTCCTGTACTATGTCTTCAGCAAAAAAGTATTCGCCAAAAGTGTTAACCATTTTAACCCATTCGTTGTGATGTTTTGCAACTTTAGTTAACCATTCCAATTTATATTGTTTAGATATTAAGCAAATGTATGATTAATTTTTCAACAATAAACAAACGTATTTATTAACAATTAGTTGTGTATAACGAAAAAAGCGCAAACAATTAAGTCTGCGCCTACGTTTTTAACTTGAAAATTTTATCTATTTACAAAGTAATCTATTTTTTTAAGCGTTGAAAGTGAAACGTCTTTGCCTTCCAAGAAATTTGTAAGCTGGAAAAAGTGGAATTTTTTTCCTTTGTCCTGTATTTCTTTTACTATGCTGTTTCGTTTTTTAAAAGCTAAAATCTTTTTTAATTCAGTTCGTAACTGTTCGTCTTGTATGTACATATCAAAACGGTAAATCGTCGTTTACATCCAATGTTTGAATTTGTGGCTCATTATTTTTTATTTGTGGCTCATTTTTTACAAATGGTTCACTAAAACTTGCACTAAAAAATTTAACTCCCTTTGCTGAAGTTTTCATCCATAACGCTATTTCCATATCCTTACCGTTTACGTTTACTTTTCCTTTGTAGTCAGGATGGTTTTCCGCTTTTTTGTTTTCGTTCTTGAAAATTGCACCTGTGTTGTTTCTTGTTTCCATTTTTATTTGTTTTTTTCTGTTATAAATTCTAATGTTTTACTATCAATGTATTCTTGTACTTCTAACCATTGTTCAACGGTTACTGAATTTGGCAAGGTTGTTTCCCAATATAAACGCCAAAAAGACGTAGTATCTTGACCGCTTACAATTTGTTCTTGTATTTTCATATTATTTATTTAGATTGTTTGTATTCGTGTTTTAGTCGCTCCAAGTAAAGAACAAAGTCCATTGCTTCTTCTTGTGCGTGTGTAAGCCATTCTAACGTGCTTAAATCGGTTCGTTCTAACGTTGTCTTGTATTTCTTTATTCCAGCTTCTGAACGTTCTTTGAATTTAGCCATTACGCTTAAAACGTTTTTGTCTTGTATTTGTATGTTCATATCAACCAATTAAATAAATTGTAAATACCAACGGCAGCAAAACCATAAATTGCTATCCAAATAATAATTGCTATTGTTTTTTCTTTCATATTTTTATATTATTGTCGTTAATAAATTGCTGTAATTTTTCTCTTGCTTCAAACATTGGTTCGTTACCGTTGTATTTGTATTCGCTTCTTAACCAATGGTCAAACTCAACTAATGTTATATAATAATTTACTCCATTGTTTGCAAAGTTGTATTCGTCTTTTTCTTCCGGCAGGTTGAATTCAAGTATTGCTTTCATATTGTTTCAATTAAACTGTTAAAATAAATTCTTGCTTCTTCAACCTTTGTTTGTATTTCCCAAATTACTGTTTCATCACGTTCTATTTTAAAGACTTTTACTTTTGTTTGTTCTGGCAAATGGTCAAAGTTATGTTTCTTTTCTACGTATTCTCGTATTTCTGCGTCTTCGTCAATTTTAAATTGTTTCCAATGTTCACGTCTAATTTCGTCTTCAACTATTTCTAAAGGTGTGTTTACTAAACAATAACATAATAACGCTTCGGCTTTTCCTGTTAACCACATATAACCCTGCAATTGATAGTAATAATCTTTTGTAGGTATTTCGTCTTCAAAGAACGGAAAAGTATGCGCTTCGTAACTGCATTTAATATCTAATAAAACATCATTCGTGTTTACGTCGGGTGTTCCTGTAATCCATTCGTTATTAAAATGTTCTTCGTTCTTAAAAATAAACCCTAATCCTAAAACATCGTTTACCAAGCTAATTGCTTCGTCTTCACATTGTAAACCTTTGTCCGTGTAACGTGAACTAAATTCTTTTTTAATTCCGTACTTATGTTCTAAAACAAGTTCTTGGATGTAACTCTTTGCTGTTTTGCTTAATGTTTCGGTCTTGGTGCGTGGAGCGGTCATTAACCGCCCCAATGCTGAACAACGTATTTTCATACTTCTAACGTTTTTAATTGTGCAGGTGTTAAACTAAACTTTGTTGTTAGTTCTTCAACGGTGTATTCTCCTTTGCTAATTGCGTCAATAGCTTTTTGAAACCTTGCGTTGTCTATTGTAAACTTTATAGATGGGTGTTTTACTTGTTCTCCAGAAGCGTCTGTGTCTTTGTCCGTAACTAAACCAAGCATTGAACTTAATGCGTAACGTCTTAAATAAGTTATTGCACTACCTAAAACTTGGAACTCGTTCATTCCTTTTAAAATTACTCCTTGCGGAATATCTATTTTACTTTCGATACTTTCTGCGCTTTCAACGTGAAATAAACAAGTTGCAATTTGTGTTCCGTTAATTAGTTGTGTAAACCCTAAACCGTGTTTTTTTAAAAGTGGGTTTATAACTTCAAAGATTTTTGGTAAATCTGCGTAAGTGTAACCGTAACCTTGTGTTGCTTTGTGAATAACAGGAACTTCTTGTTGGAACGCTGCTAAACTTTTAAATAAATGTTTCATAGTTAAATAATTTAAGTTAATAATATATGCA